CAGCTGAAAAGCCAGCTGAAAAGCCAGCTGAAAAGCCAGCTGAAAAGCCAGCTGAAAAGCCAGCTGAAAAGCCAGCTCAAAAACCAGCTGAAAAGCCAGCTCAAAAACCAGCTGAAAAGCCAGCTGAAAAGCCAGCTGAAAAGCCACCGGCACCAGCGGCAAAGCCACCGGCACCAGCGGCAAAGCCACCGGCACCAACAGCAACTCCTGTCACACAACCAAAACCAACAGCAACTTCTATTCCAACAGGAGTTCAGTCAGTAGGAAAAGCTGTTGCTATAGGTGCGGTTGTTACATCATCGTTACTATTAGGAAGAGAATCATTGGCTGAAAATATTGCAAAATATGAAAGTATGGAATCTGGAACTGAACCGAATGCTTGGTATGAATTTGTTGGAATTAAAAGTGCATATGACGTTTACAATAGAGGCACTGTAAGTTTTATAGATAAAAAAACCGGAAAGAAAGGAACGAAGATTGTTTCTCCCAACAAATACTACGATTTCAGTAAAATGTCAATATCGGAGTATTTTAAACATGCTGCAAAAACAGATGGATTTCCAGAAGGCAATCCAAATTTAAAACCAGGAGATCCAGACACAATATTTGCTGTTGGAAAATATCAAATAATTCCTCCAACAATGTTAAATTTGGTTAAAAAGTTGGGATTAGATCCAGATAAAACTTTTTTGGATAAAGATACACAAGATATGTTGTTTACAAAAGGTTTAACAACATCTGTTGGTGGTCGTGGAGCAGTTGATGATTATATTAATGGAAAACCAGGAGTCACAAGAGATGATGCAATTATGGCTTTGGCTAAAGAATTTGCATCTGTTGGTGTTCCTTATGATACAAAAAGAAAAGGAAAACCAATAAAAAAAGGACAATCTTATTATTCTGGTGTGGGTGGAAATAAGGCACACAATTCTCCCGAAGAGGTTGGTGCTGCTCTTGATGCTGATAGAGCAAAAAAACTGTCTACAATCACACCACAGAAACAAGATGTTTCTGGTTTATCCTCTGAAAATACGACTTTAAGAAATTCAATTTCAAAACAAAGCGCAACAACACAAACAACAAATAATATTATAACAGGCCAATCTCAAGAACAACAAAAAACTCCACAAAAAGTGGATGACAGATCCGCTTTTGAAAGAAAGAGAACTGAATAATGGACAAGAATTTAACTTATCAAAAAGCCAGAACGATACGTTCCACAAAATTAACTGATTTGTTGGCTGATCAGTTGGCCTTCGAACCGTCCGTTGGAAGTGCGATTAAGAGAACTGTATCACTGAAGCTGCAAGCTCGAATGAAAGGATTCAAAGAAAAATTTGATCCACTAAACATTATTAAATTTATGACTTTTGGATCCACTCTTGCTCCAGCTTTACTTGGTAGAATGATGGGAAGAAGTTCTAGGGATATACAATATTTTTCTGGAAGAAATAGGCCCGTTCGTGTTGGAAAATCAACAGCATCTAAAATAACACCAATTGAAGGTGGTGATGGTGATGTTTCTGGAATTAATGAACAGTTATTAAAAATTTATGGTTATCTAAAAAAATCAAATGACCAAGAAATAAAGAGGCGTGAGAAAGAAAACAATTTCAAAGAAGAAATTGAATATGAAAAAGAAAGGCGACATAAAGAATTTATTGATGCTCTGAAAAAATTTAAAGGTGTAAAACAAACAACGGCGACTAATATAACAAAAAAAGATGAAAAGGAAGAAGTTGTTGTTCCAAGTTTTCTTGATACTATTGGAAATATAGGTGAAATGATTAAAAAAATAGTTGAAGGTATGATAGAAGCGGCATTAAAACCGTTTAAATGGCTTTTAAAACTTGATTGGCTAAGTAAACTTTCCGGATTTATACCTGGATTACTTAGATTTTTAGCCTCTCCCCTGTTCACTCTTTTGTTGGGACCTACATTATTGACAATAGGAACAGTTTTGGGACTGGCGTATGCACTCAAAAAATTGGTTGATCTAGTACCAGATTACTCAAAGTTGTCTGCGGAGGAAGCCAAATCGATTCTTGAAAATGCATCATCACGGGATATTGAAGCGTTTGGTGGCCGTGAAAAATTGATGAATATTGCTTATGGCGATAAAGAATATGCACAATCAAGATTGGATAGTGGTGAAGATTTAACTGAAGAAGAAATAAAACTGTATAATGAACGAATTGGAATGAAAGGTCCAATTAAAGAAAGACATTATGTACCACCAAGACCACCTGAAAAAGGCCAAGGCCTTAATGCCAAAAATTGGGATAGACAATTTTCAGAAACACATAATTGGGACGGTTCACCAAAATTAACAGAAGAAGAATTACAAGATGAATCACAAGCAGAAACCAGTAGACTTGCCAGACAAAGTAGACAAGAAGTACCAAAATCTCCTGGTGGTGCTGCAATCGGTCCAAGATTTAAAGCAGGACAATTAAAAACCAAAGATCAAAGACTGAATGATCTAATTATAAAAAAGGCAGAGGCCGACTTACCGAGAATAGAACCGGATGTTCAAACAACAATCAACAATTTGGTGCAGTCCAAATCCAAAGAAAAACAGAGGTTGGCCAAACTTGATGAGATTGCCGTTCATAATGATGAACCAACATTCTTACGAATGATTATGGCATCAACACGATTGGTATAATAAAAAACCCCGCATTATGCGGGGTTCAAAACTTTTCAAAAAGATTGATTTTTAATCTTCTTCGGCCAGTTTGCTGAAGTACGCCATATCATCATCATCTTCGTGAATATCTGAAACAGGATCAGAAATACGATTTGCTTTTGGTGCAGATACATCAGCTGTTGTTCGAACAGAAGTTGCCGCACCCAAAACTTTATCAAGACGCGCTTTCAAAACATCATATGATTTGAATTCTTTATCAGCAATCAACTCTTGCAGAGAGTGTTCTTGATTCCAAACTTTTTCCAGTTTTTCATCATCATTGAACAATGCAGAAGCTGATTCAAACTCACTCTTGTCATAGTTTTGATAACCATCAACTTTACGAATCTTCAACTTAAAGTTGGCACCTTTCCACATATCAAATGGATTGATGGGTGTTTCGTCCTCAAAAGCAGGATTCATTGCTTCGTTAATCTTATCAAAGATTTTCTTTCCAAACTTGAACAATTTAACTTGTCCTTCATTTTCTGGATGCTTTGGATCACTAACAATATACACATTAGCAATATAGTTGAGTTTGCGTTTTTGTTTACGCACAATTTCTTTATTGGCTTCAATACCAGAGTTCCACAAACGGTTGTTGTGTTCACACACTGGACATTGTTGATTTTTTGTGGTCAAACAATTATCAATCAGCCAACCACCAGCAGCTTGGAATCCATGTGAAAAGATTTTAACCCAAGGTAGTCCATCTTCACCATCTTGTGGAGGTGCAGGAAGGAATCGAATAGTTGCCATGCCGTTACCAGCTTTATCAACTTCGGGTCGCCAGAAATTGTCATCAGATTTGCCACCTTCGGATGAGTTGAGTTGCTCGATGGCTTTAGATAGTTTCTCCAGATTGCCTGAAGATTTTTTAAGAGATGCAAATGAGCTCATAATTTTTCCTTTCGTATTAACGGAATATTAACGGAGTGTAAACGTATTATCCACTTTATTCATCATATATGTATATTTATCCAAGTTAAACATACATTTTTAATTGATTAATTGTAGATAGTGCGTCTTTGTGCCAGATGGCAATGCCACCAGCATTTCGCCAATCTTCAATGACACTCAATGTATCATCAATGATTATCGAATCTTTTGTGGCAAACTTATATTTGTTCCTTTTACCCGGAACAAAATTTGGTTTCCACGGAATGTTGTACAATTTTAGCCAGTTGTTTTTTTGTTCTGAAATTATATCGTGAGTTTCTTCATATGCTGTTGACGATAAAATTTCTTTTGGTGTGTTTACTGAATCCAAGAAAAATTTCAATATACCAAAATCAGGCATTGGATCAAGGGTTGCAAATTGACCTGTTTCTATAAAGCTTGTAAAATTTGGTCTAAATTTTTTCTTTCTTTCCCTATCATCAACAATACCATACAGTTCTTTGTATCGTTTTTCGAAATTGCAAAGCACTCCATCCATGTCAACATAGATTTTAGCAATTTTCATGTAAACTTTCTTTCATTATGTTTTTAAATTTTTGTTTGTCGTAATTTAAAAATGGTGTGTATTTTTCAATCTTTAATTTCCAGTTTGGAAATATTATATCATCGGATATTTTTTTACTCCACATAGGAATAAAGTTCATTAGATCATTCATTATACACATTGTTTCCATCATTATATCACCCGTGATCAGTTCTGTCAATAGGGGTGGATATTGTCCGTCCGGAACCTTCAGGATTTCACTCGGAGAATGATTGTCGAATAGGTGTATTATATCTTGTTCGAAGCGGTATGTCAAGCTCTCGGTTCTTTTTTGCCAGTTCTTATAGGTTTCTTCACCTTCAGGACCAATTATGTCACCGACCCACTTGATGTCCTTTTCCAACAGATTTGAGATATAGAAATTCCTAAGTTCATCCAAACTGTATTTGCGTGAGAGTTTATAGAAAGAATACTTATCTTTCCTTACCATGAATGTGCTTTGACTCACATTAGTTTTACCATGATATTTGAAAAAATCATATGATGGTGAACTAAAGTGTAATTTCAATGCATTAAAGAGAGCGAAAGCGGAATAACCACTTCGCTCCTCAAATGTAAAACTCATAAAATTATATCGGTAACTTGGCCGACTTTTTCAATAAATTTAATTCTTCAGCTTCGGCTCTTATTTTGGATTTTAGAGCACTAGAAATTAACGTTGACGCTAAATCAATTTCCATTCCTGTTTTTTCACAATAAATTATAATAGCATCCATAATTGTGCATCGCTCCTCCGAAGCAACACTCAAAATATTTTCACTAAACTCACTTATTTCATTCTTAGTTGGCATTATCGTTTCACATTCAAACCATAAGTAATACAAGTTGCGGTCGGACTAGTTTCATAGGCACATTTCACCGAGAGTGGATCAACACCTTTCGATATTGCTACCTCAATGTTTTTTGCCATATTGTTTCTGTCATTCACATAATTAAATGATACCGCAATAATCCCTGTCATAACCATAATCATCACACAAACAATAGTGGTAATAAATGTTGAACTGCTACTCATCTTATATGAATTCTCTGTTGCGGTCAATTTGATCACTCCTTTTTTTGTAAAAAATGTGCCGGCCGATTTGATGGATTTTATCCAATTTCCAACCAGGTTGAACATAGTCGGCATGATAGTATGTTGCTCCATTTGTTATGTCTCTCATAAGTTCAAAATTAACAACAATGTTCGTTGCTAACTCACGAATATCATTATACAACGGTGTGTTCTTGATTGTCAAGCGTTTATTCATAAAATTTTGGTCACAATACCAGGAAAACTGACAAACACCACCTGTTTTTTGGTATACTACATCACAAATATTGTTGGCATAATTTCCGGTCAGCACACGATTGATTGTGACAAAAGCGACCGCCATTTTTCCTTGGTATGGTTCATGTGCAGCTTCAAAATAAATGTTTTCGCTGAGACATGTTACTTGTTTTTGAACATCTTTTGTTAAAGAATGATAAGTTGTTTTTATTGGTAACAGATTGTTTATATTAATGTTTATTGCATTTAACATTAAAACCAATGTTGATAAAAATAACATCAGAAGTATTGGTCTACTTCGCATCATTTTCCTTTCTTTGTTGGAGTGGGTCCGTAGACCCACGCAATCCCACTAACCTTTTTTGTTTTTACTGGTTGTTTCAACTGGAATGTTGGAAACGAAACCATTTAGAGTTGCTGCCTTAGCAATAACTTCGGTTTCTGATGGGTACGGAGGAAATCCGGGATGATCTGGAATTGGTGCTCCGGATAGTTTGGCTGATTCGATTTTCATCTGCCAATCATTGCTTATGATTTCACGTTTGCCATAATAATCTTCTGTAATCATATCTTTCGCCATTTTTAAAAGTTCAAGGCGAATTTCGAACGGTGTCATATTACTCATGGTAATCTCCTTTGTGTGTTGTGTGTGATATCGGGTTTAATTAAACCCAATATTATTTAGGACATTCTTCCTTTGAGAGTCCTAAATTATTATAACAGAACTATGTGTATTTGGCAACCAAAAAAATTATAGTGTCGGAACAACCGCAGGAGAATTCATTATTCTACCACTATTACCAACAGAAATAATAGATTTTTTAGATTGTAATATTGCTCTTGGATGAGAATAGGTCAAACCTAAATTGCTTGCTGTTAAACTTGTGTCTTTGGTCCAATTAATTGCATCTGTGCTGGTCCATAAACCGCCATATCCACATGCAAAATATTTTCCATAGGCGTATGTTGCATCCCACATCATACAGCGATCCTGATCAAATGTTGGAACATCACCTGTTTGTCCTTCTGTATAACTATGTGTTGTTGATAGTATTGCTTCCGTCCAAGTAATTGCATCATTGCTGCTATAAATTGATGTTGTAAGTATTTTAATTGCAGCATAACCGGGAACCCAGGTCAACTTTTGGCCAACAATAATATATTTGTTATTGATATATTTAATATTATAAGATTG